TCAGAAGAAAGATCCGAAGCGTATATGTGGTAAGTGTTACAGCATTGGTATGCTTTCTACTTATAGGAAGAACTGTGCACCAGCATTCCAGAGGAATAGTGACATCCTCGCTAGTGATGCTGAGTTTATTCTGCCTCGTACCTCCGGTGCGTTCGTGCGGTTTCATGGGCATGGTGAGCTGCTAAATGAGCAACACTTCCGTAACTTTTGTGCGATAGCTGAGGACAACAAACACTCTACGTTTGCGTTGTGGACTAAGCGTGTGGACTATGTACGTCCTAATCTACATCTTGTTCCTGATAATATGATTCTTGTTTATAGTAATCCTATTGTTGACAGGATAATGACAAAGCCACCGCGTGGATTCGACCGTGTATTTAACAACGTATCGGAGGAGTTCGACGGAGAAGCCAACTGTACTGGACAAAAGTGTATGGATTGTTTACTATGCTACAAGCGTGACACCACTAAGGTGATCATTGAACATGAGAAGTAGGAGGACGTATGGGACGTGAATCGTGGGAGCAGTGGCATGACGATTGGTATGATCGTGATGAGTGTGTAGGTGATTACGCAGACGAGTATCACCAAGATGACATCGAAGCATGGAAGGAGGAGAGAGATCGTGAAGTTGAAGTACCATATGACGCACCAACAGATAGCTGATGAACTAGGTATCAGTCGTCAGATGGTACGTGTTATTGAATACAAAGCATTGCGTAAGTTACGGAGTTCACCTATTCTTCAGGCTTATGCACAACACATAGATGATTACGTGGAGGAATATCATGGGAAGAAACACCCGTCGGTACGTTAGGAATCACAAGCCGCGCAGTAAATCAAGAGGTAATAGTACCAATGATCCTGTTAGCAAGAAACGTAAACGTGTGGTATACTAATCTTTATAGACTATATAGTAAGTACTTAGTATTATTAGTATTACTACTATTACTAATTACTTACTACTTATTACTATCTAAATAGGAAATTATTATGGATGAGTCAAAGCGTAAGAATATGATCGAAGAGTTAACGGAAGATGAGATGTACAACGTCAACTACATGTCAGCTATGAACATGTTGTTTAACATGATGGCGATGGAGTTTGAGGCGATGGATGACAAGACGTTAGAGTCTCGTTACCTTTCTCGGTTTGGTACTAATAATACGGAGGTGCACTGATGGGTTTTGTTAAGCTGCATCAGAAGTGTGATGATTGTGGTTCTAGTGATGCGTTATCCTACAATGAGGATGGTTCTAGTTTTTGTTTCTCATGTGGTACGCATACCCCTTCACCTAAGACTGTAGGAAGCGCTGTGAGAGACATTAGCGAGTATCGAGTATCAACCCCTAGGGTTAATGAAGTGGCCCTTAGAGGGGATTTTAAGGGCGTTAGAGAGCGTGGTATTGATGCCACCACTATGGCGAAGTACTCTACCAGTGTGGATGGTGACGATGTACTGTTTGGTTACCACGACAGTGAAGGTACGTTGGCGGCATACAAGAAGCGTAGTCCCGACAAGAAGTTTAAGATCGAAGGTGACTGGAAGAAGGCGGGGTTGTTCGGTCAACATCTGTTCCCTTCTGGTGGTCAGTACATAACTGTAGTAGAAGGAGAGTACGATGCGCTTGCTGCATACCAAATGTTTGGAGGTAAGTATCCTGTTGTTTCTGTTCGTAATGGTGCTCAGGGAGCTTCAGCAGACTGCCGACGGGCATATGATTTTCTAGATCAGTTCGAGCACATCATCTTCTGCTTTGATAACGACGACCACGGTAAGAAGGCCGCGCATGAGTGTGCCGACATCTTTGGTGGGAAGGCGAAGATCTACCAGCATGGTGAACACAAGGATGCGAACGAGTATCTTCTTCATCAGGAGAAGGATGACTTTATCAAGCGGTGGTGGCATGCCAAGGTCTATACTCCTGATGGGATGGTGATGATAGGGTCACTCCGTGAGGAGTTGAAGAAGCCACTGATGGAGGCAGAGGTACGCTACCCATACAAGGGCCTAGATGACATGACCTTTGGTATGAGACCGACAGAGCTGGTGACAATCTGTTCTGGGTCTGGGCTAGGTAAGTCTACGTTCATGCGTGAGCTGGTGTTCTCCATTGCCGCACAAACCAACGAGAGGATAGGTCTAGCCTTCTTGGAAGAGACACCTAACCGTACTGCCCGTGGACTAGTAGGTCTACAGATCAACAAGCCGATACACTTACCCGGATGTGATTACGCCCCAGATGAGGTAGAGCATGTATTCGAGACGCTTGATCTAGATGACCGTGTTGTCCTATGGGATTCGTTTGGTTCTAATGCAATCGAGAATGTGTTGGCTAGGTTTAGGTATCAAGTAAAAGTACTAGGTGTTAGGTACATCATCCTCGATCACATATCCATACTGGTATCGGATCAGGCCAATGGTGATGAACGTAAAGCCATTGACGAGATCATGACCAAGCTACGTATGTTCTGTCAGGAGATGGAGATATGTATGTTTGTTGTTAGTCACTTACGAAGACCAGAAGGAAAAGGACATGAGGATGGAGCAGTTACTAGTTTGGGTCAGTTACGCGGTAGCGCTTCAATTGCTCAGCTTTCTGATATTGTACTTGGCTTAGAGCGTAATGCCCAAGCAGACGACGAGATGGTACGTAACACAACAGGAATACGAGTACTCAAGAATAGATTCAGTGGTATGACTGGACCTGCTTGCTCTGTCCTGTACAATAAGAACACGGGTAGACTTACGGAGATCATAGAGTGAGATGTATAGCTTGCAACAAGGTACTAAACGATTTCGAGTTAACACGTAAGTTCAGTAACTCAGGAGAGTTTGTTGACTTATGTAGCGGCTGTGGTAAATTCTTAGTGGAGGATGAGATTACTATCGAAGGTAACTTAGACTACGCACACTTAGCAGATGTAGAGGAGTTGTATGATGTCGAAGATGGGACAATGGATTATCACTCAGGAACAGAATATGGAGAGGAGGACTTATGGTAGAGAACTCACAGAACGGGAGCAGATGGACCTTGCCTACTACGAATATAGTGTTCTTGGATATCGAGACAGATGGTCTCCAACCGACGGTAATTCACTGCGTGGTAACGAAGAGGCCAAACGAGGATCACTTGATCCATACCTCTAGCGAATCATTATGGGAAGAACTGTCAGGAGGTGGTTGTGTATGTGGTCACAACTACATAGGGTATGATGGACCTGCGCTGAAAAAGCTTTGGGGAGTAGAGATACATCCTGATCGTGTGTTAGATACATTGGTAATGTCAAGACTTTTCTATCCTGACATACAAGGAGGACACAGCTTGGATCAGTGGGGTACCCGTCTTGGTTGTGCTAAGGGTAGTCACGATGACTGGACTAAGCTTACAACGGAGATGATCAAGTACTGTATGCAGGACGTTACTGTTACTGAGTTGCTGTACTCAAAGCTTAACGAGCAGCTACAAGCGTTTGGTTTCTCTGACACCAGCGTATGGTTAGAGCATTCAGTAGCACACATATGTCATGAGCAGGAGCAGAATGGATTCATGTTTAACAAAACAGGAGGAGAACTGTTATCTAGAAAGCTGGATACTAAGATGTCTGGTATCGAAGCTAAGTTGCAGACAGTGTTTCCACCTGTACCTGAGGAGCAGAGGTATCACAAGACAACAGGTAAGCCACTGCCTTTGAAGTATCAACACTTCAATGTAGGGTCACGTCAACAAATAGCTGAGAGGCTGGAGCAGAAGGGTGCTAAGTGGAAGCAGAAGACACCATCGGGTAAACCAAAGGTGGATGAATCTACTCTGAAGAAGAACCTACACATACCTGAAGCCAAGATGGTGCTTGAGTTCTTGTTGTTACAAAAACGATATTCTCAGGTTATATCTTGGAATAAGGCAGTAGAAGGAGGACGAATACATGGGAGGATTAAACATATTGGGGCTGTTACAGGACGTATGGCGCACTCTAGTCCTAACCTTGCACAAGTCCCTGCTGTCACTGCGGAGTATGGTACTGAATGCCGTAGCCTGTTCTGCGTACCTGACAACCGTGTGCTTGTTGGCGCTGATGCTAGTGGTCTTGAGTTGCGTATGCTTGCCCATTATATGGACGATGATGATTACACGAAGGAGATACTAGAAGGAGATATACACACAGCAAATCAACTAGCGGCTGGACTAGAGACTAGACCTCAAGCTAAGACATTCATTTATGCTTTTCTGTACGGTGCAGGGAATGCAAAGATAGGTGCGATAGTAGGAGGGTCAGCACACAAGGGTGAACAACTCAAAGGAAAGTTCTTAAAGAACACTCCTGCGCTGGCTGATCTACGAGAGAGGATAACGACACAGGGTGAGGAGGGATTCCTTGATGGTCTTGATGGTAGAAGACTACGAGTACGTTCTGCTCACGCTGCGTTAAACACACTACTGCAAGGAGCCGGAGCCGTCGTGATGAAGCAAGCAGTCATTCATCTGTACGAGCTACTCGACGGTATCGACTTCAAGCTAGTAGCCCAAGTCCACGATGAGTGGCAAATAGAGTGCCGACCTGAGGATGCTGAACACGTAGGTAAGTGTGCTGTACAGGCAATCATTCAGGCTGGTGAAACCTTCAACCTTAACTGCCCACTAGATGGTGAGTATCGTATCGGTAACAATTGGGCCGAAACGCATTAGCACAATCTACATAAGTGTGGTATAATATTAGTTGTTAAATTAACTGGAGTTAATTCTATGAGCGATGCAAACATCAACATCAAATGTGAACTGTACTGGCCTAACCTGACTCGCAAGAATCAGTTGGCGAATAAGTACACAGTTGACCTAGCTCTTCTGTCTGACGAGGCTGTTACTGCTCTTGAAGACATGGGGCTGAAGGTTAACAACAAGGGTGACGAGCGGGGTTACTACATTACCTGTAAGTCAAACAACAAGTATCGTGCATTCCATCCTGATGGTAATGAGATCCTTATCGCTGACCGCACACCTCTTGACGAGGAAGACGATCCTCAGATGGGAGTAACGGTAGCTAATGGTTCTAAGGCTAAGTGCCTTGTTAGCTTTTACGATTGGGAGTACATGAAGAAGAAGGGACGTTCACCTACTCTTCGACGCATGATCATCTCTGATCTGGTTGAGTATGTACCAGAGATGGATATGGACGTAGCTTTGTGATCTTAATCGACGGCGACATGCTGGTGTATCGTGTAGGCTTTGCCTGTGATGAGGAGCCAGAGAGGATAGCTATTCAAACTATGAGTAACTACATCTCTGAGATTATCTCTGATCTGTCTGAGCACTACACTGAGCATCAGGTGTACCTTACAGGGAGCAGTAACTTCAGAACAGAGGTTGCTGTTTCCCAACCCTACAAAGGTAGCCGTCCTGCACGTAAGCCTGTTCACAAAGACTTACTCCGTGAGTACATGTTAGATACATGGAAAGCGGAACTCTCTGACAACATGGAGGCTGATGACTGTATAGCTATCAAGTCTACTGAGTTAGAACATAAGTCTATTATCTGTTCTTTGGACAAAGACTTCTTACAAGTACCCACAAAGATATACGACTACACCAAGAAGATCATGAAGGAAGTTGACGAACGCTCTGCAACAGAGTGGCTGTACCGTCAAGCTCTGATGGGTGATCGAGTAGACAACATACCGGGTATACATGGAGTAGGACCAAAGAAAGCAGAGAAGGCACTGGCTGACTGGGAAACAGAGAGAGAGCTATATGAGCGATGTCTTAAGTTATACGAGGAGAACGAACTCGACGCTGATAGATTGTATGAGAGCCTTCAGTTGTTATACCTTCTTAGATCTGCCGATGATCGTTATAGGATACCTGATGAAGTTTGACAGTAACCTAGAAAAGAAACTCTATGCACAGATGAAGAGATGTACTTATCATCCTGCTAAAAGAATCGAGTACATTATTCCTAAGAAGTACGAACCAGACTTCTGTTACAACACTGAAGGTTGGATGACGTACATCGAAGTAAAAGGTAGATTCAGAACTAGAGAGGAAGCCCGTAAGTATGTAGAAGTACGTAAGGCTTTAGGTAAGTATGAAGATCTTGTATTTGTATTTCAGAATCCTAACACACCAATGCCGGGATCGAGGCGACGTAAAGACGGTAGTCGTTATCGCATGAGAGATTGGGCAGAGAAGAATGGGTTTGATTGGTACACACCAACTACCCTACCAAAGGAGTGGCTATGACTAGACACTTAGTAATACCTGACACGCAAGTAAAGCCTAACAGTGATTGGAACCACATGTACTGGGCTGGACGCTATGCTGCCGCAACTAAACCTGACGTTATCATTCATCTGGGGGATCACTGGGACATGCCAAGTCTCAGTAGCTATGACGTTGGGAAGAAGTCGTTCGAGGGTAGACGTTAC